GTCAGGGCGGTAAAGTTGCCCGTAGTGGCATAGGCGACATCGGTACCGTAGTTGACCATCACCTGACTGGTTCCGGTATCGGTGTGGAAACCCCAAATACCCTTGATGTCGGCACTCAATGCTGTCGTATTGAGGCGATCCACACCATCACGCATACGAATGCCGCCACGAGGATCGACCAGCACGTTCAACAGGTCGGGGGATTCGTTGTCTGCAAGGTTGAACTGGTCCGAACGCAGGTTCAGACCCCCGGTGAAGGCTTCAAGAACCTCTAGTTTGAACTCTCTGCGGGCCATTGCCCGCTACCACTCAACGCCACCGGTATTGGCGTATCGCAGGCGACCCATCCCGGCTAGGTAGCGGGTTGAACGGCGGCTATTGCCAACCAGCGGCTGTGGTGACGGCGTATCAGAATATCTGCGCGCCACATTGTCAAGTTCAATCATGTAGTCGCGCTGGTACTGGTCCGCCATTGTCGGATCCTCCTGCTGCAAATAGCATTTGGCGATGGCGTAGGTAACGAGTACGGAATGAAACGGATCGGGAATGTCCGGGGTTGCGCTGTCTGCGCTACCTGCTCCGAAATCGGTTGCGTTGCGGATCCCGCGAACGTAGATGGTTTTGACTGAAGATGGTGTCGGGTAGAAGCGAATGGTTTCGTTCCAGAAACTCCACTCCCACGGCTGACCCGATGATGCAACATTCAACGGATAGTTGGAATCAGCGTCATCGCTACCAATGTACTGTATAACGTGATCGTCGTTGCGTACCGCAACCACGTCACGTAAACCCTGCGTCACCGAAGCGCCTACAGTAGCGAGGGTGTAATCCTTAGTTCCATCGGCGGTAGAAAACGTAGTTGCAACGTCATAGAAGGGCCAACGCTTCTCACTATAGACAATAGAGTTGAACCCTTGACCGATAATGTTGTTTAGAACGGTGTCAGAAATGTCCGTTGAGTCGATATCTACAACCGCACGCGCCTGCGCGCGCATTTCCGCAATCGTCATGCTTGCCATTAGGAAGCAGCCTTTTGCCTCGTATGTCCGATGCAGAGGGTTGACTCCGCCACGGGATGCGCTTTACAGGGCACCCCGTGGCGGGTCATTTCGGAACAGAACCCGTCACGAGAAATGGGAGGTTCACTCCAGTCCGCAGTCCCACCGGGTACCATCCTCGCACCAGAGCGTGAACCGGGTGCGTAATGGGATGGTGTGGCGCCGCGTGAGCCTGCTGGTTCAGCATTCTTGCTGTAGACCAGAGCGATTTCTCGTGACAAGTTCTGCTCCTAGGTTATCAGGTAATGCCGAACAGGTATCCCTGTCGTGCACGGTTGCTGCATGTCAACTCGCCGTAGCACAGGATCTGTGCGTAGCGGGCATCCTGATTTGTGGGCCGCACGAACGGTGTCGGCTGGAACCACGTTTCGGTATGAGCAACCAACCGGAGGTACTTACTGTTCAAGAACATAAGTTCACCGGTTGTGCAGGCACTATCATAGGTCACCGGAGCGCCCTTGAATAGCAGGTTCTGGAAGCCAGCATCTGCTACACGGGCATCCGTGTACCGTAGGTTCGGCTGGAGTAGAGCCTCGTAAGACTCGTACACAGCCTGTGTGCCGATAAGGATGGAGGGCTGGTCGTTACCAACTGAAATGGTGTTGTACACATTAGCCATGCTAGTGAGTGCCAAAGCACCATTTTCGTCGGATTCGGTGGACGCCCACCATGAGTTGCCCGCAGCAGTCGGGTCGATTCCACCAAGTGTGGTGTTGGGCTTGGTAACAATCAGGTCCAGACCAATCCAGTCCTTGTTGCTGTTGCCAGTCCCGTCACCCCAGAACATGGTGTTCATGTTCTCAATGATGGTTTCTTCGGTCTGCATGATCTTGCCTTCAAGAAGGTCAATGATCTGTGCTTCGCCGTTGTTTTTGGCCTCTTCAATCCCCGTAATGGTTACGGTGGCCGCATACTGTTTCCAGTTGTACTCAGCGGCAGAAATACCGGTCTGAGCAGTCGTGGCAATAGTATCTGCGGCTTCATACGAAGCGGCTGTGCTGTTTGTTCCATAAATGATGGGGACAACGATTGTCGCTCCACCGCTGATGCGCCGAATGGTCTGTCCATTGGTTAGCGCATAAAACAGCGGGCGAGCGGTAAAGACGTTATCCGCCAACTTGGGAATGTAGTTCTTCAGCGTGGTGCTTAGAATCTCATTGAAGTTCGTGTTGCCAGCCATACTGAATCACCCCTTTCGTTAGTTAGGTGTTGGATAGTTCATCTTGAGCCAACTGCCATGCGTCACGGATTGAACTCACCGCATGAACCGCACGTTCTACGTTCCCCTCAGGGGAACCCGGTACACCATCAACGATCTGTGCTGCACGCTTCTCTCCAACAATCTCAGCGTCCCTCTCTGCCGTCTGCATTTTATCCCAGTTCATGTGGGTGAATGCGGCGTCAAGGTTGTTGATCTTGTTCTTCAGAGCGTGCGCGTACAGCGCCTTCTCGTCAAAGTCGATACCGTCGTACTTGTTGCGGAGTGTGCTCACTTCCTTCTGCAAGTTTTGCTGTCTCAACGCTCGGTTTTGTTCTTCAATGGAAGACTCAATGCGCCGCAAGCGAAACTCGTCGGGGTCCAGATCCTCATACTCAGTTTGGTCGGGCATGATTTGCTGGTTACCTCCGCCGACCCCGAATGCGCCCGCCAAAGCGGAGATCGCACCTTCTGGATCGGATTCTAATGCTTGGACGATTGCCTCTCCTTGAGCCAATCTCTCGCGTTCGGATGCCAACTCCTGCGTCTTACGGGTGTAATCCGCCTGCCGCTGGTACCCGTTTTGAAGTTCATCCAATGTGACCTGTTGTTCCGCCCCATCTATCTTGACGGTGAACGAATCACCTGTTGAAGTCTCTTCGTTTGCCATAAGGAATCCTTTCGGGTGTTCCTACGATAATGTTGTAACTGTCCCGCTACAGGTTGGGCAGTTCCAGACCCATCTGGTTCTGCAACTGCGCCAACAACTCTGGCGGTACGCCCCCGGTGGCCTCAAAGACCTGTTCGGGGACTGGACCCGGACCCATGCCACCACCCATAGCGGGCGGTGGCATTCCCTCCTGTGGAGGTGGACCCGGAGATGGTGCCCCAGCAGGCGCGCCCTGTGGCGCTGCGGGCTGCTGTTGCACTAAGAACTTGTCGGGGTTCTGCACTCCGAACCCCTCCTGCAATACGTGTCGGGCCAACTCTGTCGGGTCGATAACGGTCCCAACGAGTGGCGCGATAGCGTTCATCAACGAAATAGCCTGCTGCCGTCGCGCAGTCTCATTCATCGGCTGCGTTGAACCACCCTCAACGGAGTAGTCGTACTCACCAAGAATGTCATCCCGCGTGTAAGCGACATACAACTTCTGGTCATTCTTACCGGTGATGCGAACCATCTGTTCCTGCGTCATGTACTGCTGCATCAACTGGATGATCTTACGAGCCACATAACCGATAAACAGTTCGATCTTTGCCAACTTGTCAGACGCTCTGGCGTTGCCAGCGTCCGCAATGATGCTTGCCTCTGTCGCCGTGCGACGAACCTCCGGCATTTGACCACGCGCATACTCGGAAACACCACTCACAACATTGATGTCACCCTCAATGATTGAAGAATGGTTGTAAATCTCCGGGGCCAAAGGCACCTGCGCCAGCGGAATAACCACATCAGCAAGGTTTCGGTTCTCATCCACAACCGGCACAAATCGACCATCAGTATCGGATTCCAGCGCCTCGCGGCCCTCCGGCCCGAACGAACGCTCATGGTAGAGATACTTACGGGCATAACGCTTACGGTGGTTCACCATCTGCGTACGCGTTTTGTTCAGTTCCTCCTGAAGCGACTCAATCGCTTCCAAATCCCCCATCGGATAGAACTGATCTGGCACATCGTAGTTGCGCAACATGACAAACGGGATACCAAAGTCGTACGGCATCGGGGTTGGATCCAACAAGAACGTCTTGCCGTCATGCGAACAAACAGAAATAGTGCCCTTCTTGATGTCGTAATACTCGTACAGCGTGACACGATCCGTGGCCTCAGCGTACTGCTCACGCTCATAGTCGGAATCCCATCGCATCTTCAGGCCAGCGTCGGCCTCCAAGGTCCGACGCGCCTGTGCCTTGAACCGCTGATCCTTCTTCACGTCCGCCAACGGACGGACAATCCGCTGTGCAACCCATTTGGCATCCTCCAAACAGGTGGCCTCCGGGTCCACCATCATGTCGAACGGACTAATCCGTTCCACAAAAGCCTGATCTTCCACGACCTCCACCATTGTGGCCGGAACCGAATCAACCAGATCCTGTGACGAAGGTAACTCGCCCGCCAACTGCGGAT